ACATTCCTTATGGCACAATATTTATATGATACAAACCCAAATGGTAAAATAAAGGCTTACGATTGGTGGGATGATTCGAGTGATGGGTTTCATATTTTTAGTATAGAAGATTTTGAATTTTCATTGAAGAATCAACCAGAAGAATTACAGAATCTAATCGAATATGAAAAGTTAGATTATAGAAAATGGTTAGAAAGTCCTGATACTGATTGGGATATGATTTATGTAGATTTGAATAATGATGGTGAGAAGATTGAAAAAATATATGATGTACTAAAAGATAAAGTACTTGATGAGGGCAAGGTGATATTTTTTGAAGGTGGTACGGATGGTAGATTCAATAAAGAAGCGTATAAAGGTAGAAAGAAATTTTCTGAAATGAAAGACATACCATATAAAGTATATAGTGTAGGAATAAAAAGTTTCGGAGTAATAAGTAAGGAGTTCATATAATGAAAGAACCAGTATTGAGGAGAGTTCCTCCAGGTGATAAATGGATGGACTATGATGACCAAGCAAATAATGGAGAAGTATTTCCATCACTAACTGATGGACTACAATATGTTTTTGAATCACAAGGTCAAACAGAATTCCATATTGATGCAAGAGCTGGTGTTGTTTTTGTGGTCAAACCCGACCCACCAAAAGCTCCACCACCACCAAAAACATTTTCTTTATATGGTGATGAATAGTGAGTAGAGATAAAGAAACGGAACAATGGAAATACTTTAGTAAACTTATGGATGATTACAAGTCTGGTAAACGAGGAGTTCAACCAGGTCATCCAAAAGAAATAGAAGATGCAATAAAAACATTTTTAGATGCAGCTAATATGATTAGAGAATTTCCTGAGATTGATTCTATACCACCAGAGTATGTTGAGAACTTATTCAAAGTACTAACCAAGTATCCTGAATATAATAGACTAACATTAGAATTGGTAGATATTTTGAATAAAGGTCAAAATAATGCTTGACCCGTATTGCTTTTTTTCGTAAGTTTAAGGATCAATGTTATCAAGAGAGTTTTTATTAGAACGAGGTTATTGTTGTGGTCACGGATGTCTTATGTGTCCGTATGAACCAAAACATATAAAGAACAATACAGATGTTGCACAACATTGTAAGTTATGTGAAAAAAATAAAGAAATAGCAGGTGGTTATGTTATCTGTTTTGATTGTTTATTTGAGTTGGACATCAATCATAAAAATTACAAAAAATATAAAAAAAAGTGAAAATAGTGCTTGACCCGTATTGCTTTTCTTTGTATATTTAGGTATGAAAAATAAAGGAAAAATAATGAACTTCGAGACAAAATTCAACCCTAATAGACTCAGAGAATTATATTCTGCTGATTCTAAAAAAGATAAGGTTGGACAAAACTTTTGGTTGTCTGATGAGTGGGATAGTCGTAGGACTTCTTTCTTTGATAATGACGATGAAGATTTTGTCAAACCTAAAGTAGATGTTATGAAACTTTCTTCTATGAAGAAGGCAGTTAGTAACTTCGTTTCTATTGTAACTCAAGACCCAACAATCAAAGTAAAATTCAACTCTGGTAAAGATTCTTATACTGATGGTAAAGTTGTAGTTATCTCATCAAATACTGATGATAAACTTTTCAACCCAACTGTTGGTTTGGCTCTTCACGAGGGTTCACATTGTAAACTAACTGATTTTGAGTATGTAAAAGATTTCTTATTTTCAATTCCACAAGAGTACATCAATCGTGCTAAAGAATTTGGAATTGATGATTATGTAGTAAAGACTCACCTAAAAAATATCTTGAATTATGTTGAGGATAGAAGAATTGACTACTATGTTTTCAAGACTTCACCTGGTTACAAGGCATACTATCATTCAATGTATGACAAGTATTTCAACTCTAAAATTGTTGATAAGGCACTTGACTCTTCTGAGTATACTGATGAGACTTGGGAGTCTTATGAGTTCAGACTTATCAACCTTACTAATAAGAATACTCAGTTAGATGCATTGAAAGGACTTCGTGAGATTTACAATCTTATTGATTTCAAAAATATTGGTAGACTAAAATCTACTGAAGATGCTGGTAAAATTGCATACAAGATTTATGACATCATCCTAAGTAATCTTCAACCACTTACTACAGAAGAAGATTCAGATGGTTCTGAGAATGGTGATGGAGATGACTCACAAGAGGGTACTCCACAACCATCTAACGGAAATGAAGATGGAATGAGTGATGGTAATTTTGACTTGAATGATGGACAAGAATCTAATGGTGGTGACCAAAGTACTTTCCAACCATCTAATGAACTTTCTGATAGACAAAAGAAACAATTACAAAATGCTGTAAAGAAACAAAAGAAATTTCAAGATGGTGATATCACTAAAAAGAAAGTTTCTAAGGCTACTCAAAATGAACTAACGGCAGTTGAAGAATCAGGTGCTGAGATGGTTGATGTTACTGAGTATCATTCAACAGATTGGAATGGTAAAAAATACTACCCTAAAGTTCTTGTTTATAGAAATCTTACTGAATCTCTAATGGACTCAGATATGGTTAGTATAATTGATTCTTATTGGTACAAGAATAGAGATAGACAAGACTACTACAGAAATACAGATGAGAATTATGTAACTGAGGGTATCAGACTTGGTACTATCTTAGGTAAGAAATTACAAGTTAGAAATGATTCTCGTACTACTAAGTGGACAAGACTTGATAGTGGTAGAATCGATAAGAGATTGATTGCAGAACTTGGTTTTGGTAATGATAGAGTTTTCCAAACTTCTTATACTGAGTCTTACTCAGATGCTATCATTCACATCTCAGTAGATGCGAGTGGTTCAATGGGTGGTGAAAAGTGGACTAAAACAATGACTTCTGTTGTGGCTATCACTAAGGCGGCTTCAATGATTCAAGGATTGGATGTGGTTGTTTCTTTTCGTTCAACTCAAAATACTTCAGGTAGATATGGTAGAAATGGTATGTATGTACCAATGATTCTTATTGGATATGATTCAAGAAAAGATAAATTCAACAAAGTAAAAAGATACTTCAACTACATCAGACCAGGCGGTACTACACCAGAAGGTTTATGTTTTGAGGCGATTATGAAAGAAATTGATGCTACTACTAATGATAGAGATTCTTTCTTTCTAAATCTTTCAGATGGAATGCCAATGTTCAATGGTCAAAATATTGACTACAATGGTGAACAGGCTTTGAATCATACTCGTAAGATGGTAAAAGTACTTCGTGAAAGAGGTATCAAAGTTATGAGTTACTTTATTGGAGATAGATACGATTATAGTGGAGATAGAGTTATGAGTAATTTCAAAACAATGTATGGTAATGACTCACAATTTATTGATACCACAAATGTTACTTCTTTGGCTAGAACAATGAACAAAAGATTCCTACAGAAGTAATGATATTCAAATGGTTACATAATAGGAAGTATAAAGGTTGTCCAATGTGTCCTTGTGGGTGGAGAATGATTCCATCCACTCGGAAACACTTTGAACAATATTGGATTTGTAAATTTGTCGAATGTACTTGGGAAGCATTTACCAATGAAACTTATAGGGTAAAATTTTGGAAATCGTAAAAAAAATAAAAAAAGTGCTTGACCCGTATAGGTTTTTTACCTTATATTATGGTATGAATTTTAGGAGAAATATTATGAATTGGAAACTAATCGGTTATAGAATCGCAGAATTTCTAACTTGTTTATTGATGTTTGGAACATTTTACTTTTGGATGGTATTAGTAAATGTATAAACATTTGAATTTGAAACCTGTCAAACTTATGACACTTAGAGAAAAGAGAACTGCTCAACTTGAAGTAATTCTCAAGGACGAAGTTTATCTACCAAAAGATAATAGTTTTCGTCCATTCGTGGATGATATGTATTTCGCACTACAGAGTGAAAACAGAACCATCACACCTAAGATGGACGATGCAATTACTGGTATCGTACAAAGATATGCAAAACATTTGAAGAATACTACTGATTCAGACTTCATAGAAAAAAGAGATAACTTAGTTGCAAAGGTTGATAAGGTTATTGACCTACTAACTAAATGTGATTATAGTCCTGAATATGAGGGTAGTAAATTAGAAATGTTAGTTTCATTTAGAAAACAGGCCAGTAGAAATGGTTTTCTCTCAAAGAAACAAAAATTAGTATTGAATAAATTTTACCAACAATTTCTGAAAAAAGTTGAAAAAAGTGCTTGACTTGTATAGGCTTTTATCAGTATATTAGGGTATCGAAAATGACAAATAAACAAACAAAAGGAAATAAAGTTATGAACAAAACAATCGTAAAAATTGAAAAGAGTGGAAATCGTTTCAATGCATTTGATGCAAATGGAAACAAATTCACTTCTCAAATTATCACTTCAACTCGTAAGTCGGCTTACGAAAAGAATATGGCTCTTGAACAGAGAGAGGGTAAAGGTGGTCGTGTATATTGGTGGAAAGTCCCTATGAGTGAATTCGAGTCTACTATGGCTCCTGTAATTGATACATCAGTTATTGATGTTCCTACAGAACACGCTGAAGTGTTGAACTTCATCCATTCTTCTTATGACCTCAAACCTAAAGGTTTGGTAATGAAAGAACTCAAGTGGAAATACTTGGTTCGTTCGGCAGTTCGTGGTAAAAATATTTTGATGACAGGTCCGGCTGGATGTGGTAAAACAATGGCGGCTAAGTCACTTGTAAATTCACTTGACCGACCTGACTTCTACTTCAACTTAGGTGCGACTCAAGACCCGAGGTCTTCACTAATTGGTAATACTCACTTCGATAAGAAGAAAGGTACTTACTTTTCTGAGGCACTTTTCGTCAAGGCAATTCAGACTCCAAATGCAGTTATTCTACTTGACGAGTTATCAAGGGCTCATCCAGATGCTTGGAATATTCTAATGACCGTTCTTGACCAAGGTCAAAGATACCTTAGACTTGACGAGTCTACTACTCAAGAAACTATACCTGTCGCAGAGGGTGTTACTTTCGTCGCGACGGCTAACATTGGTAATGAGTATACTTCTACAAGAGTTATGGATAAGGCACTTATGGATAGGTTCATCACTATTGAGATGGATGTTCTTGGACAAGAAGAAGAATTTGGTTTACTTCAGTATATGTTTCCGCATGTTGATGATACTTTACTACAATCTGTTTCTGAGATTTCTTCAGTAACTCGTACTGAGTCAATGTCAGAGGCTGGTAAATTATCAAATGGAGTATCTACAAGAACTTCTGTTGAGTTGGCTGGACTACTCTTTGATGGGTTCACACTTGATGAGGCGGCTGAAGTTACTATCTACCCACAATACTCTGATGATGGTGGTGTAGAGTCTGAAAGAACTTACATCAGACAATTGGTTCAGAAGTATGTAAATGATGGAACTGATGAAGACTTATTCAACTCAGAAGAGATTGAAGAAGAAAATTCAGATGTGAGAATGTAGTCTCACATCTTTGGGTGGGGTGGTTTTCATTCCTTTTTCCGCCCCACCTATTTGTCAAAGGAATGAAAAAATTTTTATAATATAATAACGGAGAAACAATGGAAAAGTCGAAATACTCAGCATATGATAATTATCTTCTTATGGCTGATAGAACGAATAAAGTAAAATTAGGTTATCATTATTTTTTGGATTATCAAGAGACATTGAAAATTTTATCAATAATTTCTAATACCTCAAATAATTTTTCTACCTATTTATATAATGGGAGTGATTATAAAAAAATAGTCACATCAGCCGAGGCCAGTAAGGCAATTCAATCTAACGAAATGAATTCTACTCAAGGACTCGATATTATGAAACGAGTTGCAACACAGCATGGTTTGAGATTTTAGTTGTAACCGAACTGGAGAAGTATAATGAAATCAATACTAACAGGAATACTTTCACTTTTTATTTTCTTTGGAGCAGTTCCACAAGTAAATGCTATGGATATGAATATGGCAGGAATGGAAGAAATCAAGAAGAAGAAAAAAAGTAAGAAAAAGAAAATTGGTAAAAAAGGTAAGAAAACTAAAAAAGGTTTCTTTTCAAAAATCTTTGGAAGTAAGTAATGAATAATCCCTTTACTAAATTTGTTAGTTGGACTATAGAAAAAGGTGCATTAGACCATTGGACGGCATACCATATTGCTGCTGGTTTGTTTATTGCAAAGGTGGCTCAATGGTTAGGTGCTAGTGACTTATGGGCAGTTCTATGGGTTCTGATTATCGGAATAGCTTGGGAAATTTTTGAATACATAATCGAAGGAACTGAAGAGACTTATGGTACTGTTGAGAAGTGGGCTTGGAATACTGCATCAGATATTGTTGTGGAAGTAGGAGCTGCTTGGTGGATGGTATTACCAGTTGCAGAAAAAGTTCTAAATTAGGAGAAAGTTGTGGGTAAAAGACCAGCATCATTTGAGTATAATGGTACGCTCGTAAAAGTTTTAGATGGAGATACAATCGATTGTTATATCGACTTGGGTTTCGATTTGAAAATAAAAAAACGAATTAGATATATGGGTATAGATACTTGGGAAAGTAGAACTCGTGATAAAGAAGAAAAAGTCAAAGGACTCGCAGCTAAAGCTCGTAATAAAGAGTTATTAGAGGCTGGTGTTTTCAAGATTGTTTCTTATGGAACAGGTAAATTTGGTAGGGTACTTGGAGAAATCTTTGTAGACCCATCAGTAGTTGGTCACGAAGTTTCTGAAAATGTCGATAGAAATAAAGACGGGTTAGTGAGTATCAATGACATACTTATAGAAGAGGGACATGCCTACGATTACCACGGTGGTAAGAAGAAAGATTTCAAGGCAGAGGCCAAGAAAGAAATTGAGGCAGAGAAGAAAGGAAAGTCGGCAGACTTAGTAGACAAACCCTCAGAGGAATAATAATTTGGAAAATCAGTTACAAGAATTACTAACAATCACTATGGAAGAATGTGGAGAGTTGATACAAGCTTGTAGTAAAGCTATAAGATGTGATGACTACCATATGAATGAAAAACTCATTGAAGAGATTGGTGATGTTATGTGTATGATTGAATTATTACAAGAATATGATTTAGTCTCTTATCAAGAAATAGATGAGAGAGTAATAGAGAAACGAAACAAACTAAAGAAATGGAGTAATTTACTAAATGGATAAAGTATCACATTTGCTAAAAGGCGACAAGAGGTTGGAAACTGAAACATATGACCAATTCAAAATAAGGCGTAAGGCTGAAAAAATGTTGGTCAAACAATATCTAAAAGGTAGACCAGTACAGGCTACTAAAAAGGATAATTGAGATGATAAAATATTTTACGGCAGGTTGGTGTGGGCCTTGTCAGGTATTCAAACCAGTAATGGAACAATTGAAATCAGAGGGTCACCCAATTCAGATATTAGATGTTGATGCAAATCAACAAGAAGCACAACAATATGGAGTTCGTTCCGTACCAACTTGTATAGTGTTGGATTCTAATAACAATATAAAAGAAACATTAGTTGGTGTACAGACTAAGGAAAGGGTATTGGAATCACTAAATGGCTAGAGCAAAAGGTATTATAGATACACGACCACAAAAGAAACGAAAGAAGACTCGTCAAGGAAATGGTCGTGGAACTAAATTCAGTACTCGGAATTCAAAACGATTCAAGAAAAAATATAGAGGTCAAGGTAAATGTTAGATTTTATTGCACAGATAATTGTATTCAATTGGATACCAATTTCACTAATGGTAATTGGATGTTGGATATTTATGGAGTTTGTAAAATACGAACATAAAAGATTAAATAATAAATAAAATAAAATAGGTTATGATAGCAGAATATTTTTTGATGGGTGTTCTCGCACCATCATTTTTAAATTTGGTTCATTTGGTAATGAATCTTTACATAGTTGTAGCACGAGGTAACATACTTAGTTTAGGATTTAGTGGGATAAGTTTTCTAACCAAATCAATGGGTATGATATTCTTTACTTGGTTAGGTATAGAAGTAATTGGATTAGATTATAGAATCTATGTTCCGATACTTACATTCGTTTGGTTCTTTTCTCATCTATGTGAAGCATTCGTGATACAACATTATATGGAAAAAAATGTACCGAAGTGGTTACAAGATTTACAAATAAAATAGGAGAAAGTTATGGAATATGCATGGTTGGAAGCATTAACAATAAGTGGAATTGTTTTTGGTGTTTTTTATTTAGTATACGCTTTATATTATAGTGAATATAAAGATTTTTTTGAATAAGGATAAACTGATGAGAGAAGTATTAGAATGTTATGAAATTATAGTACCTTATGCAACTGAAACAACATCAGTAACAGCAAAATATTATTGTTGGGAATTAGATTATGAGGTATAGAGTAATTACAGATTATACAACAATTGATGGTACATTATATAGTGGTGACTTAGTTACTGAAGAAGTTAGTAACACAAAAGATGAATCTAAAATTAGGGTAAAAGATTCTATGGGTCGTATATGGTTTGTACCTAAAAAAATTTTGAAGGTTTTTAAGATTTGACATATATTTATATAATGAAAGACAATATGACATACGCACAAAAGTGGTATAGATATTGTACAATAATAATTGTATCGCTCACAGGAGGATACAAGTTTGGCTAAAAGTAAACAACATAGGAGAAAACAAATGACTAAAGTAGTTGTCCGCAATCCATTCCCTATAATCGATAGGGATTCCTTTTTAACACCTTTTGATAAAATGTTTGATGAACTCGTTCAACATTCATTTCCTGAAATCAACAAACAAGTTGGAGTCAATCCATTTCAAGGTACTGCATATCCAAAGGTCAATGTATATGAATACGATGACAAAGTTGGTGTAATTGCAGAGATTCCTGGTCTTGATAAGAAAGACTTGAATGTAGAAGTTGAAGATGGTAAACTAACTATCTCAGGTGACAAACATAGTGTACCTGAAGATACTGGTGCAAAAGTAATTCGTAGAGAACTAAAACAATCCTCGTTCAGGCGTTCTTTCGAGTTAGGTGAGTTATTGGATGGTGATAACATCTCTGCTAACTTCAAAGACGGTATTCTATCCGTTGAGATTCCTAAAATAGAACCAACTCTTCCAAAGAAGAATGTGGTTAAAATCTCATAATTGAATAACCGAGTTATAAATGTCCACGATACTCTGTATCTTATCAAAGGTAAGATGTTAGTACAGAATGTCGATGACAAAGGTGCAGAGTATTGGAAGGACAAATGGGCCGTAGACTCGGTCCTCAGAAGTGGTGATATGTACTACTTCTGTAATAAAATTATCGATGCAGAATTTTCAGACTCATAAATAATTTTTTACTATTTATTACTACTAAATAACATAAGGTAAACTATGAAAAATAAAGATTTGATTTTGAATAGAATCGGTCAAATACAGATTTCTATTGATAGAACAAAACAAGGGATTCAGAGTGCGTCGATATCCCCAAATGAAGCCATTAAGAATTTGGAACGAGCTCTTGATGTAATGGAACAATTAGAAAACCTAATTGAAATACAAGAGGACTCCACAATATCTGCTTTTGGTTCTGATGTATTATAGGAGAATCAATTGGGTAATGAAAAACTATTTCCATATTTAGTAGGACTTTCCGCACTTATGGTTGCTGGTTCAGCAGCTTTTTATTCAGTATACGGACTTTCAAAATTATTTAGTGGTGCAACTTTTGCCGTAATTGTTATGGCAGGTTCATTGGAATTTGCTAAGTTAGTAACTGCATCATTCCTATATAGATTTTGGGATAAGATAAATATTGTTATGAGAAACTATATGTTAGTTGGTGTGGTAACATTAGTAATTATAACGAGTGCTGGTATCTTTGGATTCTTATCTAATGCATATCAAGGTGCAACAATTGGATTCCAAAAAGAATCTACTAAGTTATTAGCATTAGAGGAACGACTCGATAATTTACAAGAAGAGAAAAGGTCACTAAAAGATGATTTAGAATTTCAACTTAGTGAAATGCCTGATAACTATCGTACTGCAAAAAGAAAACTTCGTAATGATTATAATCCACAAATACAAGAAGTCAATCAAGAGGTATTGGATATAAAAGAACAAATATCAAATTTAGAATTGAAATTGATTGATACAGGTATTGATGTAGGACCTGCAATTTATTTGGCAAAGATATTCGATACTGATGTAGATACTGTGGTGAAGTATTTTATATTTGTTCTTATCTTTGTGTTTGACCCAATGGCGGTTGTATTAGTTATCGCATATAATGTAGCGCTTACCAATCGATTATATCAAGATTCGGGTCCCAGAAAAACAGAAAAAGAGAAAACTTGGAGTGTTTATGGTGAGGGATTTTTGAGTTCACTAAAAGGTAAAATATTCAAAAAAGACGAACCTGTAACTTACGAAGAAAAATCGAAAAAGTCAAGCAAAAAAATCAAAGAAATAAAAAAAGATATTATTGAAGACGAAAAGAAACCACATAAATTTGGGAGAGATGCTCGTAAACCATCACCTAATTAGTTATGAAAATAAATTTAGTTACATCATTTTATAATAACTCACAATACTTTGACGAGATTAGTAAATCTGTAGAAGAGGCCGTAAAGTTATATCCAAATACAGAATGGGTAGTTACTGATGATTTTGACAAAAGTGATATTGGGATAACTCTAAAAAAATATCAAATAACAAACTACCATACAAAAGTTATAACACAAAATTACAAACAAGAACTATATTGGAATCCACATAAATTTTGTGATGGTGATATTATAGTTGGTTTGGATGCAGATGATGTTTTGATGCCTGATGCATTATGGTATATAAATCATATCTATACAAGATTTCCTGATGTCCATAACTTACACTTCTCTACTAAATTCTACAAGGATAGTTTTGAATGGAATAACTATCATAATACATCTATGGTAGATTATAAAGATTATGAAAGTTTTGTTGAATATCATAAAGACTATGAACTAAATAAATCAATTGCTGGTGGACCTTTTAGAGATAAAGAACCACGAGTTGGATATGTTTGGGGTGGGTTGAGATGTTATAAAAATCCTGGTAAAGACTTTGATTTCCTAAAATATTTTCCACAAGAAATAAAAGACTATGGTAAACACGAAGACTTTGTAAAGTTATCTGTATTACAAACTCTTGGTAAATCACTTTATGTAAACAGACCAATTTATAAATTACGAAGACACGATAAACAAACTACAGGAAATTATGTTTGGGAAAATAATGAGAATTACGATGATAATAAATTTTCTGTAATTAGAGATAATGCACCTAAACCTAAATATGGATTTGAAAAGGGATTGACATTATGTGATTCGATTACTAATTCACTTGTGGTGTTAGAAGAATTTGATAATATAAATGTAGTTGCATTGAAGAATTTTCCAGATGATTTTGATACTATGGAATCACTTAGATGTACTTATCCTGATTTGGTATTTGAAACATATGTAAAAAAAGATACAGACCTCGTAGTCTTTAGAGTAAATAATATTGATGATTATGCAAATGTAAAATTTGAAATAGATGATTTGAAAGATGATTATAGTATAATAGTATTTTGTGAAGATGAAAATTTTACACACGAAACTTGTGATGAGGGTGAAGAAAAACTCACCCATATAAAAATGGTAAAATCTCATTTTGAAAAATGTTTATGGACTACATACCTTTACAAATATTATTGGATAATGTCTGTAAAAGAATCTAAAAAATATAATTTCAATGTTAGATTGGAAACAAGTTTTATAGGTACAACAGGATATAATAATCACGCAAGAGACCATTTTACAAAAGTAGATGAAAGAGTACCAGTAAAGATTGGTAACTTTACTATCGGTAAGGGTTGGAAAGGTATGAGTAACGACCCACATAAAAATGAATCTTATATGACACATCAAATATCTACGATGTTAGACCAACAATATTTGTGGAATAAAGATAAACAACTCATAAAAGAACCAATGTATCAAGATAAACATCTACAAGATGGTAGATGGGATAAGAATGAAGATGAAGTTTACATTGTTTTGAATGAGGCAAATCATCATTTATTTTATCAAGACCATCCAAATAACATTCCTAAAATTGCATTCAATGTTTGGGAAACTACAAGATATGAAGATAGTTTTTTCAATAAACTTTTAGAGTTTGACCAACTATGGTTACCAAGTGAGTGGGCAAAACAATGTGTTATAGAACAAGGATATCCTGAAGACAAAGTACAAATCGTAACTGAAGGAGTTGATGGTCAAACATTCTATCCAAAGAAAGTTGAAGAAAGTGATAGATTCAAATTTATTATTTTTGGTAGATGGGATTATAGAAAATGTACCAAAGAACTTATACAAACATTTCTAAATACTTTTGGTATGGATGAAAAAGTAGATTTGATTATATCAGTAGACAATCCTTTTTCTATTGATGGGTTGGAATCTACAGAAGAAAGACTAAAACATTTTGGTTTAGAGGATGACCGAATAAAAGTATTACATTTTCCGAGTAGAGAAGAATATATAAATTACATACAACAAGGAAATGTATTTTTATCTTGTGCAAGAAGTGAGGGTTGGAACTTACCATTGATAGAGGCACTTGCCTGTGGTACTCCATCAATTTGTAGTAATTGGGGTGCACAATTACAATTTGCAAAAGACTATGCGCACTTAGTTGATATTGTAGATGAAAGACCAGCAGTTGAAGGTGAAGAAACTTTCAACTATAAAGCACCTGGTAATTATTGTGAACCAGACTTTGACCACTTAGGTAAAGTTATGAGAGATGTCTACGAAAATTATACAGAGTATAAAGAAAAGGCTATACACGATTCTGTATTATTGAGAAATGAATTTCAATGGAAAAGAGTTGCTAATAAATCATTGGATGTTATGCAAAATTTGATAAATACATTTGACTCTAATATGTTCAAGGTTGAGTTGAGTAAGAATGAAGATAACCTTGATAAGATAGAATATAGTTTTGGTACTGAATTGAATGATGTTGTTGTATCAATAAAAGACTCATCAACTAATCTAACAATATATCATTGTAAGTATGATAAGGTAGATTCTAATGTAACTTATTGGGTTGTACCAAATTCATATGTAGATTTTGAAGAAATAAAAATGGATTTTGAAATTGAAGTTTATTCAAATGGTGAACTTTATAATTCTAAAAAAATTGGATATGGTTCTGATAAACAACATAGATATTTTTATAATTCACCAACAGATAATAATTGGTATAATTTTTATGAAATGAATCATATGAAAATTTATGAAAAAGAATTATTTGTAAATGATGAAAGTGTTGTGATTGATGTTGGTGGTAGTTGTGGAGTTTTTACAGACTATGTTTTGAACAAAGGTGCAACTCAAGTATTTTGTTTTGAACCAGTACCAGATACATACGAAGACTTATTGAAAACTTTTGAGGACGAACCGAATGTTACAATAATAAATGAGGCGGTAACTACTCACGATTACAAGGTGGATATAAACATACCAAGAAGTGCAACATCAGTATCCACAATAGAATTAGATGATGCAAAACATCACGAGTCAGTTGATAATTTGAGTCAAAACTTTTTTGATGACTATGAAACTATTACGGTTGATGGTTGTAATTTTGATGAGTATTTGAAAAAATTTAGAAATGTGGATGTTGTAAAATTTGATGTTGAGGGACACGAGTATTCTATTTTTGAAAATTTATCAGATGAGAATATACAAAAGGTAAATCAATGGGTAATAGAATGGCACTTCAATTATGATGGTGATAAGATTGATAAAATTTATTATAGACTAAAAGAACTTGGTTATGATGTAAAACTAAATCAAACATCATCAACTGAAGATGGTTATCTAAATAATAGTTCTGGTATTTTATTTGCAAAAAAATATAAAGAGAAAAAAGAAAAAGTGATTGTTGATTTTATAGATGGATGTAGAGTAGAAATATTAGATGGTGACTCAAAAGATGATTACCTAATTCATTTTATCGACAAAGACAATAAAGTACCAACCGAAAAAATAAGAATGAAAACTAATCATTGGTATAAACCTGGTCGTCACTATTTTGTAAATTGGAGAGTTGTAGTTTATAGAAATAAAGAATTGATACATACTGAAGATTTAGATTTGAATGGAAAGAATGTAACTATACAATTTGATTCAAAGTCACTTGGAGATACTATTGCGTGGTTTCCGTATGTGGAAGAGTTTAGAAAAAAACATAAATGTAATGTCTATGTTTCTACATTCAAAAACTTTTTGTTTCAGAACAATTATAAAGATATTAATTATTTAGAGCCAGGACAATATGGTGATAATACTTATGCAAGTTATCATATTGGTTGGTACAAAAATGATAAAGGTGAAATAGACCTTGCAAGAAATAAACAAGATTTTAGAAAAATTCCTTTACAAAAATCAGCAACTGAAATATTAGGTTTAGATTTTGTAGAGATAAAACCAAAGGTAAAATTATGAAAGTAGAAATTCCAAATGGTGATTTAGTAGATAAAATTACTATACTAAAAATAAAACAATTGAATGTTATGAATGAAGAAAAATTACAGAACATCAAATTAGAATATCAAACTCTAAAACCATTATTGGAAGAAATAGGTATGAGTGAAAATGATAGATTATTTACAGACCTGTTAGATGTAAATGAAAAGTTGTGGAGAATAGAAGATGACCTTAGAGTGTTGGAAAAAGATAAAGAATTTGGTGATACATTTGTAAATTTGGCAAGAGCAGTATATTTTACAAATGATGAAAGAGCTGAAATCAAAAAGAAGATAAATCTAAAAACAGGATCTAAACTTGTTGAAGAAAAGGATTATGTCGAATACAAATAAAAAATATGTTACTTTAGCAATCCATTCTACTGCACAGGCAAAGTATTGGAATAGGGAAGATGGATGGCAAACAGTTGTTGATTTTATGATTGACAAAGGTTATGAGGTTCATCAAGTAGATTGGGATAGTGGTGAGTATATGGGTAATCATCCACCTAAAGGAATTGTTGATAAGACTCATCTACCCTTACCAGAAACTGCACAGATAATAAAAGATAGTGAGTGTTTCATTGGTATTAGTTCAGGACTTTCTTGGTTGGCTTGGTCATTGGATGTTCCCGTTGTTATGGTTAGTGGATTTACAGACCCAAATTTTGAAATGGATTGTGGTAGAGTGTTCAATGAGAATGTATGTAATTCTTGTTTTAAAGATGAGGAGTTTGATGCTGGTGATTGGAATTGGTGTCCACGACATAAAGATACTGATAGAATGTTTGAGTGTTCTAAAGAAATTCATCCATATGAAGTGTTGAATGAAATCAGTAAAATATTATTTCCAAAAAGTAAAGGTGTAGATTCTTGTAAAGTTATATGTACTTGGATGGGTGGTGATAGACAAAGACGAGATGGACTAAAAAATAGTGGATACAGATATGATTGGCCAGACCACGGTCAGTATTGGGAGAAAGATAAAATTTTTGATTCGTTCAAAGAGATTATGACATTGGAACATTCAATTGATGGTGGTAGAAAATATGACACGATAATTGTAAACTCATATTCAGAAAATACTGAGATGTACAACTATCTAAATTATATAAATGGTGTTGAGACAAAGAATGGTAAATTTAGAGTATTGAATTTATTAGACAACGAAGGTAAGAATTACAAATCATACAATGATGCATATAAATATTTTAGAGATGATTATGATTGGTGGATGTTTACACCAGATGATTATGTTTATTTATCTAATGGTTGGTATCAGGCCACTATAGATAAATTTGAAGAACAAGAAAATACCGCTGTAGTTTCTTTATTAGGTAATGGTCAAGAGTTTTACCCATCCGCGGATGGTGGGGGTTATTGGGATTTAGATACTACACATTCACACGATGGTGCTATTTTATCCAATACATTTTACTTAGATAAATTGTTAGAATGGTTTGGTGGAACTTTTCCATATGCATCTGGTGATATACATACCAGCCATCTGGATATGTCGCATGTTCTTGTGGGTGAGATACCATTCACCAATACATTTCAAAAGTATGGTTATAAGGTTGTGTCTTTTAGTGATACACACGATACTCAATACTTACCAGATGATAAGGTGGAAGAGAAACAAGATGACCTACCACAAGAACCACCTGAAGTAAAATGGCCACTAACACATAATGGTAAAATATACTCCATACCATATTGGAATTGGAAAGAAGAAAAATATGATAAGACTAATTTAGAACTTGAAGATAAATTCAACAATGATGTTTTTATAGTTACGGGTTATCCAAAAGGTGAAGAACGAATAAACTATATGATAGAAACTATAAAACAACTAAGGAAAACTGGTAAAGAAATATATGTTGCATCACATTGTCCAATACCAATAGAGATTCAAGAAATGATTGATGGTTCTATATACGATAAAAGAAATGAGTTGATTGACCAAGAAAGAGTTTTAGGTGGGTACACAATATATGACAGACGATATGGTTCTTATTATGCAGTATATTGGACTACTGGATATAACGATAGACACGACCAATGGGCATCTGTAAAAATACCAATACCACTTGGTAGACACCAAGTTGTATGTATGTCAAATATCCATAATGGATTGGCACTCGCACGAGAGTTGGGTAAAGATTTGGCATACATTATAGAATCTGATATAAAGTTAGACGATAGAGATTTAGGTCAGTTTGATTGGATGAAAGACCAAATGAGACTACAAGGTAAAAGTGGGTATGTACAATCTTTTACAGACCAAAAATTTCCTGGTGGTAGGAAAGAAGGAATTTGGGGAATTGGTATGGAATGGGCTGTAGTTGAACCAAGTTTGTTTCTTGATAAAGTAGATTGGGCATTTGGTGTTGATGAGTACTTTGAAAAGGCACATAAAAATGGATTACCATCTGCATATCTCGAAGAAGTATTTTTACATTACCTAAAAGATGATTTGGATAAATTTATATTTGATGTTATACCAGAAGATACTGATAAGTGTATTTCAAAAGTTTTACCAAACACAATATTGAATCAACAGATTGATATGAAAGAAGACCCACGATTAGGTGCTGTTATATGTAGGTCTGAAGCTGACCACAATGTAGTTGGTGACCCTTACTTCTGGTTTATAAATTTTGGTACTGCAGAATATGAATTCCAAACAATCTATACTATCAATGATGAAATTATTTATACAGAAGATTGGATAAGTAAACAAAGTAGAACTCAAGTACCGAGATTACTTTACACATATTGTTTACGACTAAAAGTACCTAACGAAAACGAAATACATAAAGTACAACTTGTAGGTAAGGATGGAAAAGTTGTAGTGGAAAGACAATATGATTCTGAAAATTTTATTCACCTAAATGGTGCCTGTACAATCAATTGTAAAGTGGACACACTTCAATCACTACATTTGATGTATGAGGGACACGATGAATATATGGCAATATGTGATGATGGTGGTGTGAGACATTGTACCTTTCATACTATACACTCAAGAGGTGGTTCAAATGATAGATGGTATAAAGAACACAAGTTCTTATATGAGAATAATCTTGAGACAATAGAGTGTGATGACTTTATAGACTTTAGTCCACACGAAGGTATATGGATAAAGAAAATTTATAGAGATAACAAACATAAAAATATAAAGGCAATACAAGATAATAAAATTTTTCAAAGATGTTTGTTGAGTAATAATCCATCTTTACCAGATAAATTTATTATTGATATTGATGATGTTGAGATACAAGAAAATACATTTGTAAAAATAGATGAAAAAGATATTGATAAATTCTTAGATATATATCGTAAAAATAAATACCACCAACAACCACATACCATTATAGTGACTTCCGAAAACGAAAAATTGGACATAGAAATATTGAGTGGATATGAGTGGTTGGTAATTGAGAGTGATGGTTACTATGCTCACATAGGAAAAAAATAATAAAAAACGATATATACTTTGTAAAAATCCAAGATATATATCTTATTTATTATCAGAAAAGGAAATGTTACTAAATCAAAAACGGAGAGTTCTATGTCTGATAAAATCCAAAAACAACAAGAGTGTAAAAACAAACGACAAGCTCTAACTCAAATCAAAAGATTAAAGTTAGACGAGTCTTTGGAGTTTCGTGGTAATAACCAAAAATTGTTTTATGAGGAAATTACCAAAAATGATATTACTTTTTCAATAGGCCCAGCAGGATGTGGTAAAACATATATTGCATCATATTATGCATTGACTGCACTGGCAACCAAAAAAGTAGATAGTATCATTATTACCAAACCTCTTGTGGAACTTGGTGGTGAAAAACTTGGTTTCTTACCTGGTGATATTGACGAAAAGACAGAACCTTTTATGATGTCAATCTATTATAATATGGAACAGATTATCGGTAAACAAAGGTTAGATGTTTTGAGACAAACAGGTGTGATTCAAGTAATACCATTTGCATATATGAGAGGTTTGACCTTGGCTAATAAACTTGTAATATTAGATGAGGCCCAAAATGCCACACCACTACAATTGAAAGCATTTCTAACAAGAATTGGAATTGGTTCAAAGTATGTGATAACTGGTGATTTGGAACAAACCGATATTATAAAAGAAAATGGTCTCGAAGATTCTATCAAGAGATTCATTGGATTAGATGGTGTGGGATTCTCTCGATTCACTTTAGAAGATGTGACACGACACCCAATCGTGCAAGGTTTACTCTCAAGATACAAACCAACTTGGGTATTACCTAACACATCTGCTGAAATCACATTATCAAGATACTTGGCATAAAAAAGATAAAGAAAAAAACGATTTTCAGAATTTACATACATATATATAAATGTAAGAAGTTTTGAAAAACATTTTCAAATATAAAATAGAGGCTCACACGATTTTTAGTTTCCACTTCGTTCCAAACTTAAAAAACAAGATGAGCCTTTATTTTTTAATTTATTTAGATAAATGAAGACATCATTAGTTACGAACAAATATGCAATACAAGTCTTTCCTGGTGAGATTACATATGGGATATACAAAAACTCATATTGGTATGGTTTGTATAGTATCAATAATCCAATATATAAATGGGTAATTCAACGAGTCAAAAACGAAACACCAAATCAAGATATATTTGATATATGTGTATCAGGTGGTATCTTAGAAAATTGGTTTACTTGGGATGTTGATTTATTTTTATTTGGTCCGTATGAACCTAAAAAAATAAGAGAATCACTTGACACAATGGTTCGTATAGGATTTGAAGAACATCTTTATATTGATGTTGTATGGGCAGAAAAACTTTGGCCTATACATAAACCTGATGAATGGGAAATGGAATTTTATTCGTATGAGTTGAGTAATGAATGGGCACGAGATGGTAACTATAGAGATTTGAGTGATAGAGAATTAGTAGATGGATTGTACAGAAGAGTTGAGAAACTTCCTTACGATAAACATATAAGAAATCAAGAAATAGGTTATCGATATAAAAAACCAATATTTTTATAAAATAATGCTTGACTCGTATACAAATTTCTTTGTATATTTAAAATATGAAAAACACAGTTATATTTGATTTAGATGGTACTCTTGCTAACATTGATGTTAGAAGAGACAAGTCACTAAAACCTAATGGTAAATTAGATTGGGATATATTTGCTTCTCCAACATCTGTTATGGATTGGGACACACCCAACAAACCAGTTGTGAAGATGGCACAATTGTTTCACAATGATGGTTTTAGAATTGTTATCTTTAGTGGTAGGAATGACAGGTCGTTTCACGCTACACGAGATTGGTTGAAAATACACAATGTACCATTTGATTTATTAGTTATGAGACCTGATAAATTCAAGGACGATTCGTGGCCTGTTGCTGATGGTAACCCTGCCACATTTGATATGAGATTTATGCCTGATGAAATACTCAAGAAAAAAATGTTAGATACTTTCTTAGATATTGATGATGTATTTCTTGTGGTAGATGACAGAGACAAAGTTGTCAAGATGTGGAGAGACTTAGGACTAAATACCTTTCAAGTAGCACCAGGTGATTTCTAAATGAAGTGTATTTCTTGTGATAGTATGGTGGATGACCACCGATTACATCTTGGATACAATGAGTGTATAGAATGTTCTGATGAAGAGAAATATTCTGCACACCAAGTGTATCCACATAAAACAGGTGGATATGTACAACCAGTAAAGTCTGATACTAAGAAGAATTTACAGAGAATGGATAGACGAAGTACTGGTGGTGGTCGTACTGCCAAGGGTATTTTCTCAGACCAAAGTTGGGATAGGTGGTTGAAAAATTATGAAGAACAACAAAACAATCCTAAACCAAAAAGAAAAATAGTATGGAAAGCACCTATAGTACACTATTTATCAGAAGAGGAGCGTACAAAGTTAGTACAATCCTATTATGATAATAATGGTTATCAACCAACTTTGGATTATTGTATGGAGTTATATAGACAAGATAAAATTTCATTTACTATGAAAACTGAACTTGCCAATATGGTGACTCAACAACAGATGTTACCAAAAAGATTGAGAAAATGGGTAAGAAAAATAAAATAAATGAAAAAAGTGCTTGACCCGTATTGTTTTTCTTCGTATATTAGGGTATGAAAAATAAAGGAAAAATAATGAAATCAAACATAAAAAGATTCAAAATTAGTGATGACATTTTTGAGGCTGTTGATAAATGGCCTGATGAACCATCAGTTCGTCCAAAAGTAGTTGGAGATAAAATATCATATATCAATTGTGATCCTGAGTATCTTCGTTTCGTAAAGGCTGAAAACGAATGGGCTAAATCAGTTGGTGAACCAACATATTCTTACTTCGTAACGAGAAGTTTGACATCGGCTTACACTTGGGGATTTGATAACATCGACAAATATGATGCTCAAAAATCTAAAGTTGTGAACTACAACTTGGATGAGAGATGGGTCGATATAGATTTAGTAAGAGAAATTAATTAGGAGATATTATGTCAAAAGAATTGAAAACATTTGAAAAGAATGGTGGATACTTCATTGATGGAGTAGCCTATATGGATTGTAAAATTACAGGTGAACCTGTACCAAATGTCGCAACAGATATCAAGTCTGTTATTGGTAGTAGTGCACTAAATGGTATTATGGCCAAACAATTTCCTGAAACAGAAAAACCAAAATACAAACCTACAGGTCGACCTGCTGGTTGGCATTGGATGGCTGAGTTTGTAGATAAGGATGGTAATGTATTTCACAAGGGTAAAGAACAACCTAAGTTGAAAGGTACACTTCCACCTACAAAGGTTGAACCTAAAAAGAAAAAGACTAAAAGAAGAACCAAACAACAAATTCTTCTTGATAGACAAAAAGAGAAAAAGGCGGCTTTGAGGAAGGCAGTACAAAAACAAAAAGATTTTATAAACAAACATACAGGTTAGTAATGACAAAGAAAGAATGGTTAGAAGAACAGATTATGTGTGATGAGTGGGGAAGACCACCATCATTAGCTGATGTTCCACTTACAATAATGACAAGAAAAGATGCTCTCATCAAACAAGGTGGGGACACTAAATCAATAAACGAACTATGGGAGAAAAGTAAAAATGTCAAAAAAGAAAAGTAAGAAAGAAGAGTTTTGGGGTGGATACAAACAATTCACTTTGAAAGATGGTACTAAGTTTTTAGCTCGTGACGAACACGATGCAGAACTATATAGGAGTAAAGTTGAAACCAGTAATTGATTGTAATAAAAATCACAATCCACTAATAAAAAAGAAACTACGGGAGGTGTCAGTTGAAGAGGGATTGGCTATCGCAACGGAATTATTTCAGATACATAACGAAAGAAAAGACGGTATTGGGTTGGCAGCTAATCAAGTGGGAATTGATGCACAAGTGGCCATTGTCAATGTTCGTGAACCTTTGGTACTCATCAATCCGAAGATTATATCAAAGGAAACTCCGATTACTTATTATGAAGGTTGTTTATCTTACCCTGGCAAAGGAATACCCACACAAAGGTATAGGGACATAGTAGTTTCTACTGCACAAGAAGAGAGTCAATGGTACTTTAGTGGTGCTGAAGAAAACTCAGAAGGTAAGAGTGGTTGGGACAAGGGTAATATGCAACAAGACCAAGAGAATAGAATATTGGAATCTGTTTGTATACAACACGAAATCGACCACTTGAATGGTATAACGATTCACGATAGAAGAATTGACAACACTATTAGAATTGAGAAAAAACCAGGTCGTAATGAAAAGGTAACAATTCAAAAAGGAAATGAAACTCAAATAATGAAATATAAAAAAATACAAAAGTTTTTGGATGATGGTTGGACTATGGTATGAAATCAAAAATAGACCACATAATAATTGACCTAATATTGGAACACTATAATCTGTTATCACTAAAAGGTAAAAAAGAAATACTAACCGCAGAAGAATTTATGACCATAGTCGAAATTGCAGAACATAAATATTGGAAAAAAATAATGTCATCTGAACACATAGTAGGAGAATCCTAATGAAAAAAATAAATCTATCTATACTACATCTACTAATAGTAATTGTTACTTTTATGTTTACTTTTGCAAAAGGACAAGACAGTTATAGTAGAAGATACGAAACACCAATTCTATTATCGGAACACAATCAATCTACAGACCGACCTGAAATTATAGCATATCAGTTAGTACCAGGACGAGATAACTATTGTCATTTTGAAATTCAAATCGTAGAGGGTTTTGGTTGGAATGATATACCAGATTATCAACGAGAAGAAACAAAAGAAATTATTATAGATAGAATTGTATTTGAAGAAATAAATCCTTGGGCTGTAAATGATATGTTTTACATAGACGAGAAACCATATTATTTACTTCGTATACCATTTCAAGGATGGGAGTGGTAAGATGCAAAGAATAGACCATATAGCAATTCAAGTTGATAATGTAAAGGAATCTGTTGCTTGGTATATGGACAATTATGATTGTATGATTATATATTGTGATGATACTTGGGCTATGTTACAATGGGATAATATAAAATTAGCACTTGTGGTTGATGATGAACATCCATTTCACATTGCTTTTGAAACTGAAGACTTGGGACCATTGGGTGGTGTATTACATCGTGATGGTAGTATCAGTAGATATATTGATGACCCAAGTGGTAATAAAATTGAACTAATAAAATATCCAATAAAGGTGAATGATGAAAAAAGATAATGAAAGAAAGATACTAAGATTACTTAGAAATATGGAAGAAACAACTGATAAAATTTTTGAAGTACTACATAGAATTGAACTAAAATTTATAGATGATGATATAGAAAAAAATTCTAAAAAATGGGAAAAAGATAAAAATAATATTTATGAGAGTCCAGATAATGGACACACTATTTATAAAAGGAAGTCTGGAGAAGACAAAAGATATTTAATAAATGATGAGGGAATGTACCCTTGGCATAAAAATGGAGAGGAGTAAGTTATGGGTAGACCAAAGAAAACTACTACTAAAAGAAAGTATACTCGTAGAAAAAATATAGTTGGAAACTTTAGAGGTTCTGAAGATATTTTTATGACAAAAGTTAGAGATGGGTTACTTGAATTTTTGAAGTCACCATTTACTGGAAAGTAAGATATGATAATAAAGATATTGAAAGGAATAAAGAATGCAGTAGACCCAAACTATTGGGCTAGTAGGATAGGTGAAAAGAGTGGTCTATATGATAAGGCTAGAAACTCTAAGACTCGTCAATGGGCTGATAACTTAGAAGGTTGGAAATGGTGGGTTTGGCAAATAGTCGGTGGTTTAGTAGGTGTAATTATAATAGAGTTCTTACTGAATAAGGTAGGGATGACAATGTTACCTTGGAGATAAAATGAATTTTATAATTTTTATTGTAGTTAGTTTGGCAGTAATATGGGGTATTTTAGAATACTTCGGAGTTGGAGATAAATAATGGTGTATTTAATAGGTGGTATAGCATTATTCAGTTTGATAATGGCAGTTAAATTATTATTGGAGATAAAATGATATTAGATAGTTTATTAGCAGGTGTAATGTTATTCAGTTCATTTGCTGCTCGTACACCAAATGTACAACCAAATCCTGATGACTACGAAGTTAGTATTGGAATAAGTAAAGATAACTTTTATTTCAACCGACAATGGGAAAGAGAACTTGGAGAGTTTTATATAGACGATTTGTTTTGGGTAAAAATTGACAATGGTATATACTTTAAACCAGAGTATATGAATAAAGAAAGTCAAGGTGTAAGATATCTAAAGATTGACTCAAGACGAAGTTGGAAAGGACTTTCTTTTGGATTCACAAGTCGTAATAGTGATGAGAATGTGTTCAGTAAAAACTTTGAAACATTCGTATCATTTGGTGGTAGTACGAAGAAAAAGTATTGGGATAAAGTAGATGTTGAATTTTCATTTGATGGATATTTTCCACCAAGTCAAGATGATGGTAGAGACACTTTTGAGTTTGAAAACAAATTCAAAACATCATATCCATTGACAGAAAAAATACGATTATATAATACTGGTGAGATTTCCAAACTACAAGGTAAAGAATTTTATAAAGCTAAAATTGGTATTGAGGTAACATTATGAAGAATGCAATTGTGTTAGTGTTGTCAATCATTGTGTCCGTAATAGTTGGATTACAAATGGGATTACAACAAGTAAAGAAACAAACATCTGAATGGGATGTTAGATATAAAGAGATAGATGAAAAGGTATCTGCATTTGTAGATGTCTCGAATCCAAAGACTATTCGTTTATACACAAATGAGTTGAGAAGTATATTGGATAATATGACAAGACTATCTAAGATTGTTGATAAAGGACAAGAGATTGATGAAGCTCTTGATAAGATACTTAGTGGTATTGATGACCTTGAAAAACAATGGGACATTACACTCGACAATGATTTGAAGATGAAAGAAACTATTGAGGTTGTAAACAATCATATCAAAGATGTTGATAGTAGAGTTAGTACTCGTTTGGGTAATGTATTGGATAAAGAACTTGATGAAATTGATACGAGAATAGACAAACAATTTGACCAAATAGAAAATGATTTGAGAGACATCAGAAATATGCTAACTCAAATTGAAAATTCCAAAGTTGGAAAGAAAATATTTAATGATTAGAAACTTACCAGATGATGAAAAAATTCAATACATTATAATCGGTATATGTATCGGTGTAGGGTTAGGATATATGATTGCAATGTGGTTAGTTTCGTTGGAGATGTATGGGTAGATTAGGAGATTGGGATAAGGTCGATAGAAAAAAACGACCTATAAAATTTACAAAACAAGATGAGTTTTGGGAATACTTTAAAATGTTTATATATATTTTATTGGCAGGAGTTTATTGTTACTATTTATTTGTATAAAAATATAAAGGTTATATGAAAGAAAATCTTACATTTGACGATATAAATATCGTACCAAAATATTCAGAGTTGAAATCTCGACAAGATGTAAACCTAAATACAAATTTTACAAAGAAAACAACTCTACATAGAACACCAATAGTTGCAGCACCAATGGATACTATTTGTGAATATCAAATGGCAAATCAACTATTAGACCAAGGTAGTGTTGGTGTTTTACATAGATTTCGTAGTATTGAAAAACAAGCAAAAGACATGAAGAGACTCTGGAATAAATGGGATAGTTGGTATAATATAGGTAATCCTGAGAAAGATAGAACCGACCATACACAAGTATATGCAGACTGGTATGAAAGGATTAGAGAAACTTACTGGAAAAATCCACCAACAAAATCTGATTACGAAGACCTACATGAACTACTTTGGTTCGCAGATGAGGCTCAAAAAGATGAAGACTTTTGGACAACGAGACCTTTATGTGCAGCAGTTGGTGTAACTGGTGACTATATGGAGAGAGCTCAAGAATTAGTAAACAATGGTTGCAATGTACTACTTATAGATGTGGCACATGGTCATCATAAATTAGTCAAAGAAGCCATTAGGAGAATAAAGAATGAAACAAATGTGGAAGTCATCGCAGGAAGTATCGCCACTAAGAGAGCAGCGGAGCATCTTATTGAGTGGGGAGCGGACGCTCTTAGAGTTGGTATCGGAAATGGGTCTCTCTGCGAGACGAGAATCAGGACTGGTGTCGGAGTACCTCAAGTTAGTGCTCTTATTGATGTTTGTTCCGTTGCTAACGATAATAGTGTTCCTGTCATCTCTGATGGTGGTATTCGGTATGTGGGTGATGTGGCTAAGTCATTGGGTCTTGGAGCCGACTCGGTCATGGTTGGGTCGTTACTTTCGGGGACAAAAGAAACACCAGGAGAAATAATTAAGCAAGGAGAATGGCCAAATGAAAGACTTTACAAGAAGTATAGAGGAAGTGCCTCACTTGATAGTAAGTTGGACAGAGGAGAATCTAATAATATTGAAGGAAACTCTAAAATCATTGAGTACAAAGGTAAGGTCTTCCGTATCATATCTGATATTCGTGATGGTCTTCGCTCATCTTTTTCTTATGTTGGGGCGAGTGATTTATTGGATTTTCAAGCAAGTGTAAGTTTGTTAGGACTACACAAGCGGGTCAAGTTGAAGCAAAACCCCATCTCTTGGGTTAAGGAAGACGAGGACGATATAAATTTCGTATGAAAGGATTTTTTCAAATATTCTTATCGTGGTTAGTAGTAGTTTATTTTGTATGGATATTCTACGAATATTTTTTTAGAGTAAAGTTTAATCTCGTTGAATTAAATTATCTTGAGATTATGTTGATTCACTTTGTGTTTAGGTACTTTTTTTTATGGACTAAACCAACAAGATTTAATAGTGGTAATTTTGAAAAATTACCAATGAAAGATTTTTTTAACAAAATAAATAAGAGGTGATAATGGGTTTATATGACGACAGACCAGAACCAAAACAAGAAACAGAACAAACTACTACAGATGATTCTGTTAGTGTTGCAATGGCAATGGAATTTCCATTTAGGTTGTTAGAATGGGGAATTGATGCAGAATCAAATATAATATATTTATCTGATGAGATTACAGAACATACACTACCAGAAATGATACAAAAGTTCAGAACAGTGCTTAGATTTAATGACCCATCAGAAGAAAAGAAACCAATTAATCTAATGATAAATTGTTTGGGTGGAGATTTAATTTCTACACTTGGAATAATTGATTATATAAACTCACTTGACAGACCAGTAAATACAATATGTAGAGGTGGAGCAATGTCAGCAGCAGCAGTGATATTGACTTGTGGAACTGGAAAAAGATATATGAGTCCTAATAGCACTGTGATGTTTCATGAGGGTAGTATGATGGAGATGGGAAGAGTTACTGATGTAAAAAATTCTATAAAGTGGAGTGAAGTGTTACTTGAAAAAATATACGGATTACTTGCAGATAAAACAAAAGAAGACACAGAATTTTGGAAAAAAACACTACAAGCAGATACTTATTTAACGGCAGAGGAATGTATAAAATTAGGAGTGATTGATGAAATTATCTGATATTTATAGTAATATGGAAAATGATGATATATTAGAATCAAATCTTTTACTTGAAAAGATACAACTACAACAGAAATACCTGACAAATCTTATGAATGATATGGGTAGAGAACTAAATATGCTTGTTTCTGTATCAAGAGCATTTCTCACTATTTTGAAAGCAGCAAATCTAACAGATGATGCTGAATTTGAGTCACTCGTTAACACACATCATAAATCAATTGAAAAGATAATGGACGATGAAAACAAAAGATATGGTAAAATTATATCTGAGTTAAAAGAGGTGAATGAACAGATAGCAATGATAAATGGTGGAACATATGGAGAATCATAGTGGATACCGAATGGATTATAAATACATTGTTAGAAGCAATGGAAGAGGATGAATGGGAGTTGGTACAAGAAGTTATTGATTACATAAAAGAAGAAGGAGAGGACGATTTATATTTTCCCCCTATTGAAGAATAAAATAAAACGAAAGAGGTTACAATGTCATTAGAATTATCAGCAGAACAATTGCTTGAAAATTGGAATAAATTAATTGGTTATATCCCACAATATTTTGAGGGAGAACGAAAAGAAAAATTAACGAAAATGTATGAACATTTTCAAGATAGGATGATGTATGCTCCAGCAAGTGGTAGAGAACATTACCACAATGCTTTTCCAGGTGGGTATGTAATGCACATCATAAATGTTACAGAGTCTTGTTTGAAGATTGCAAAAGTATGGGAAGAGATGGGAGCAACACCAGACTGGACAGAAGAGAATATTGTCTTTTGTGCAATGCACCATGATTTAGGAAAAGTAGGTGATATGGAACAAGATTATTATGTACCTAATCCATCGGAATGGCATAGAATAAATCAAGGTAAGATATATGAGTTTAATAAGAACTTAAATTACATGACCGTAACAGATAGAGCGTGTTATTTACTAATGAAGTTTGGTGTAGACATGACCGAACAAGAATACTTAGCACTAAGACTAACAGATGGTTTGTA